GAGCGTTATGTTCAACGCTTGTTACAGCTTGCAGTCAGTGTCTTTGCCGAACACGTCGAGCGTCACCAACATGAACAGCATGTTCAACAATTGTTCCAGCTTGCAGTCAGTGTCGCTGACAAACACGTCAGCCGTCACCGACATGGGCGGCATGTTCAACGCTTGTTACAGCTTGCAGTCAGTGTCGCTGACAAACACGTCAGCCGCCACCAACATGAACAGCATGTTTAGCGGTTGTTACAACTTGCAGTCAGTGTCGCTGCCAAACACGGCAGCCGTTACCGACATGATCCAGATGTTTAGCGGTTGTTACAGCTTGCAGTCGGTGTCTTTGCCGAACACGGCAGCCGTTACCGACATGAGCTTCATGTTCGACACTTGTGCCAGCTTGCAGTCGGTGTCGCTGCCAAACACGTCAGCCGCTACCAACATGAGCTTCATGTTTAGCGGTTGTTACAGCTTGCAGTCGGTGTCTTTGCCGAACACGGCAGCCGTTACCGACATGACCCAGATGTTTGGCAGTTGTTACAGCTTGCAGTCGGTGTCGCTAACGAACACGTCAGCCGTCACCAACATGAACAGCATGTTTAGCGGTTGTTCCAGCTTGCAGTCAGTGTCGCTGACAAACACGGCGGCCGTCACCGACATGGGCGGCATGTTTAGCAGTTGTTCCAGCTTGCAGTCGGTGTCTTTGCCGAACACGGCGGCCGTCACCGACATGGGCGGCATGTTTAGCAGTTGTTACATTGTTACAACTTGCAGTCGGTGTCGCTGGCGAACACGGCAGCCGTCTACAACATGGCTCAGATGTTCAACAATTGTTACGGCTTGCAGTCAGTGACAGGGCTAAGCGGCGCAAGCGCTTACGGCAGCGGCACCTACACCAGCATGTTCAACAATTGTCCCAGCCTGCAATCTATTTCAGCAACCAACATGAAATTCACTCACAGCATCCAATACTGCAAACTAAGCGCAACTTACCTCAACGCTTACTACACAGCCCTCCCGACCGTCAGCGCCCAAACCTTGTCTGTCACCGGCAACTGGGGAACCGCCACCGACAACCCCGCAATTGCAACTGCTAAAGGATGGACGGTCACAGGATGAACCCCGGCTTCTACAAAAACGACGACGGCATTCTGCTATACGGCCCCAACTTTGTGCTCAACAAGGATTACGAACTGCGCAAAGAAACAAAAGATGAACATACCTATCCTGTTGATGGTTGGTATTGGTTTGATACAGAAGAAGAAGCACGGGCATACTTTGAGTTACCAATAGAAGTTGGGATACCCCATTTGCATGGGATGAGAATACCCTTTCATGGGTTAATATAATTCCGCCAGACCTATCAACAGGAGAAGAATAATGTCCAATGTACAACTAGACGTCAACAAGATTGTTGAATCGCTCGTAAATCAGATTTCACAGCAGGCCCAGCGTATAGCAGTCCTAGAGGCTACAATTGATGCTATCCAAAAGGCCAAGCAGGAGGTCACTGATGTATCTGACAAAACAAAATAAAGCCCTAATTGCATCGTACGCACGTAGCGTACTTGGCGCTGCCGTAGCTACCTACACCGCTACCCAAGACTGGAAGCTCACCCTTAATGCCCTCTGGGCCGCTGCCCTTCCTGTTGCTATGCGCTTCCTTAACCCCAAGGACATTGCGTTCGGTAAGGGGTCTGAGTGAATTACCCATACATCAAACTAGTACTTCCCTCAGCCCTAGCAAATCATAAGAACGGTCAGCTTCCGCAGGAGCTTCTTGCCAAGGTAAAAACCGGTGGTTTGATGTACGCACCTGCCGCTGAGCAGTTCAACAAGATGTACGATGCCGCCCTTGCCGCCGGTCACAAGCTTAGGAATGTTGGCGACTACCGTTCTTTCCAGGGCCAGTTGAACATGTTCATGGACCGGTACACCACCACTGACCAGGGACGCAACCCTCAAGTTACTCGTCAGTACGAGGGTAAAACCTGGTATCTCAAGCCTGGTAAGGCTCCCAGTGCTGCCCCAGATCCAACCGGCAAGAAGGGCTCTAACCACGGTTGGGGTCTTGCTATTGACCTCGGTTACGAAGCTGGTGGCAAGGTTCAGTCGATGGGTGGAGCTTGCTTTGAGTGGATGTGCGCCAACGCCCCTAAGTGGGGTTTCTACCTTCAGACCGGCGACAAGAACTCAAAGGAATTTGAGTCCTGGCACTGGCAGTACTGTCTTGGCGATAAGGCCCCAGATGGTTCTGTAGCGGCCCCTGTAGAGGCAATCAAGCCCTCAGGCGGGTCTCCAGAAGCTGGCCCCATGAAGTTTGACTACCCTGGTACCCCGGTTCAGCGTGGGTCTAAAGGGCCAGCTGCTGCTCTTGTACAAGCCATCATCGGAGCTACCGCTGACGGTGACTTTGGCCCCCGTTCAGAGCAAGCCCTAAAAGCTTGGCAAACAGCTAATGGTCTAAAAGCAGACGGCATCGTTGGTCCTGTAACATGGAAGAAGATGTTCGGCTGATAGGAGCCTCAAATGGCAGTTAGAATACAGATGCGACGTGGTACCACTCAACAGTGGACTGACGCAGCAGGCACCACTAACGCTGTGTTGGCAGCTGGTGAGATTGGTGTAGACACTACATCAAAGCAACTAAAAGTTGGAGATGGTAGCACTACATGGGCGTCCTTACCTTTTTTTAACTCAGGAACAATCACTGAGGTAATAGCTGGTACTGGGTTAACCGGTGGTGGAACTTCCGGGGTTGTTACACTCACTGTATCTACGTCCGGGTCTACTGGATTGATCACGCGAGGTACCCTAACAACCAAGGGCGACATCTTGGTTGCCTCAGCTGCAAACACACCAACAAAGTTGGCAGTTGGCACAGACGGTCAAATGTTAGCAGCTGATTCTTCTCAAGCTACTGGTTTAACTTGGGTTAACGGAGCAACAATTGCTGGATCGGAAACGCTAACAAACAAGACTTTAACAAGCCCCACTATTAACGGTGGCACAGTATCTACTGCCACGGTTACAAACCCAACTGTTACTACCGGTACATTTACATCGCCAACTTTAGTAACACCAATATTTACTGCCCCAATAGAATCATGGAACGTTGTTGGTTCAGCACCATCGTCTACCCAAAACATAGATGTTAAGACCTCATCTGCGTGGGTGTACACCAGCAACGCAACAACAAATACTGTACTCAACATACGAGGAAACGGCTCAACTACCCTTAACTCTATGCTCTCAAATAACCAAAGCATTACAGTTGCGGTAGGTGTAACAAACGGGTCTACCCCGTATTACCCAACATCCATAACTATTGATGGCTCGGCAGTTACACCTAAATGGCAAGGCGGCACAGCACCTACAGCTGGCAGCGCAAACAGCGTAGATATATACGCTTACACTATCATTAAAACCGCTACTAATACATACACGGTGTTTGCCTCACAGACTAAGTTTGCGTAATGCCGTTAGTATCCACCTTTTCTTCTGGGTCTTCAAGATCCCTAGGTCTTGGCAGTGGTATCAGACCGGGCGCCCCAACAATAACGGGTATTTCATACCTAAACGGTACTACCGGAGGTCGCCTAGAGGTGTCGTTTACTGCTGGTACGGTTGGCACAACTGCCACAACTGACTATCAGTACTCGTTAAACAACGGTGCAACATGGACAACTCGATCTGGCACTGCGTCTCCAGTGGTCATCACTGGGCTAACAAATGGCACAAGCTACACAATAAGGCTACGTGCTGTTAACTCAATTGGAGCCTCCGAACAATCCAACTCTACGGTTGGTCGCCCAATAGCTCTTCCTGGAGCACCATCAGTATCTGTGACGATGCACCCAACTGATCTTGGTAAGATCAACGTTGCTGTTACAGACGGAACTGCTGGTACAGACAGCCTAAACGGCACTACCCCGTACGAGTACAGTTTGAACTCTGGGTCAACCTGGACAACTGTTTCATCTGCTAACTTTACAATCAGTGGATTAGCTAATGAAACTTCTTATACTGTAACCGTTAGAGCGATAACTACAAACAATGACAGGTCTAGTTCTGGGAGTGGAACTGGGTCTACTAGACCTGTTGCTCCCTACACAGCTAGACCCACAGCTACTAAGAATGGGTCGAGCTTTAACGTTACCTGGGGTGCTATCACTGACGTAGGTTCTGGTGTAGCCTCAGCTACAGTAATTCAAACGTTTATTGGGTCAAGCTCTGGGTATGTCAGTGGTAGCACCTACTCCATACCATCTGGCTCATTTAGTGGTGGCACTGTAACTATGAGTGTTCCAAGTAACAGAAGAAACACACCTTCTGGTGAAACTTGGCAAGTTACATACCAAATATACGTTGTAGACAACGTGGGAACTACATTCACCAGTGAAGGTTCATTCTTTGAATGGACAAGACCACTTGGTACGTACAACATTGGTCTAACCGATGCTGATTCATTTGGAACAAACTGGGCTAACCTTGCTGTGGCCGATGAGGCCGTCGTACGTAGGTCAACAACCTGGAGTTATGGTGCGTTTTTCTATGGGACACAACTACCAGACACCTGCAAAGGGTTCGCTGCGGACAGCGGAACTATATTTGTAAAAAGAGCGGGGTCTACAGCTGCATTTAGAGGAAACACGGGCACATTCACATTTAGAGTTCACGACAGAACTTCGGCTTCAGGGGCTGCGTCGTTTTCTGGAACTGAAGCAACAGCTTATCTATCAGGCGATAACGCATCAACGTATGTGTCAATGCCTAGTGATTGGTTGTCAGCATTCGCAAACAGTACAGCATATGGTGTTGCCCTAACTAACCACAGCAACCAACCAGGTGGGTTGCGTGGTTTATCTGATTTCTCAGGTCTAATTACACTAGTATTCAACTAAGGAGCACCTCATGGCCAATGAGCCCATGGACCCGGAGACAAAACAGCGACTTGATGCTTTAAAGAAAAGAAAAAGACTAGGGACTGGTCTAGGAGAGATTCTTGAGCAAAGTGAGGCGTCTGAGGGTCTTGGTAAAACTTTGTTTGCAGACACTGGTAGTACTGCAGAGAGAGCCGCTAGCGGACCAGATGTAGTTGACGACAGTGAAACTGAGGAAGATCCAGACGCGGTATTAACCTTAGAATGGGATAAGTTAAACCCACAAATATTTACAATGGTTAATATTGTTGAAACCGATGTCTACTACCAGGGCCCTAACCGCAGCAGTAGAGTAAGGAGGTTTAACTTTTCTACAGAAGAACCTGTTACGATCAATAATCAAAAAGCTTTGGAAAATGGCACTCTTGAAGGATACGTAACTGTTGAGTTTATAAAAAGAGCTTACAATAAGCCGTCCAATAGATGCAAATATGGTCCAATGCCCGTTAAAGATTTTATTGAGTTTAAAGAGTCGGTGAGCCTTGGGCAAGCTATAGTTGACGTACTTGAACCACACACTTTTGTATACGTATGAGAATAAGGTTAACAAATGATACTAACTGTTGTATGTTTAACAATAATAAGCTTATCTCTATATTTCCTATTTAGAGACACGCTAAACAGACTTCAATATATAGGCCCTATTTATTGGATAACACGTGATAACACGCCTAAAGGAACACCATTGTTGTCTATTGGGTTTATGCGTCAGACTAGCTTTCCTTGGAAAGTAGGTAAGGGTTTACAGGTGAGCATTAGTAGGTATTCTTTTCAATTTGGCATTTGTAAGAAATCAAAACATTCTGACGAAACTGAGGGTATCCTAGGCGCTCTAGGTGGCAGATACCTAGATACTTCAACGAGCGACATACGGGAGTGGTGATGTTTTTTAAACGAGAACAAAAGCCCCAGACACACAAAAAGTTAGCCCGGATTGAAAAAATGGATACTCCATCAATAGTTAATTGGATGGATATTACGATCATGAATCTTGGGCAAACATTTGACAGCTGGAGGTACAACGACCTTCCAGAGGAAGAAGTTGCGCAGCATTTAGACATTATTAATGCTCTTTGGGATGAACTTTTGACTAGAAAAGCTAGTTTGAACAACAATTAGTGTATTATTGAGCGTACAGGAGACAACTAATGGTAAATTTAAACAGAAAAACAGACAAGGAAAATCCTCACCCTAACCGTAAAGCTTTGCTTCGCGGTAACGGGCAAGATCGTGAGTACCTGCATGAGTTGGTTAACAGCATTAACCACCTTGGTTACGACTTCGGTGCTGTGTCACCAATAATTTCTGGTGAACGGGAAGACTACGGGTACTTAGTGAGCTTGCCAGATCTGTTTTATTTGATTGACAGAATTGCTGAATCCATTGGAATGCCAAAGAAACCACTAGATATTCCAAACCAAGGAATACTCTATACAGAAGAAGTATAATTAGTTTATGCAACAAGTGGCAGAAGAAGGTTCGATACCAGAGGACATCGAGGCGATTGAGCTCGATGAAACATCCCAGGAATTCATTGATCAGTTAGTTATGAAACTCATCCTCTTTACAGAGGAATTTTGTAACGTAACGTTTTTCCCATACCAAATACCAATTGCGTATCGAATGATTGAGTCAATTGTTATTGGTGACGGTGAAGAGATTACACTTGTTGCTACCCGCCAGTCTGGAAAATCAGAAGTACTATCAAACGTGCTCGCATCTATGATGGTTATTCTTCCTAAGTTGTCAAAAGTCTATCCAACCTGGCTTGGAAAGTTTGATAAAGGATTCTGGTGTGGGGTGTTTGCTCCAGTAGAAGACCAGGCTGATACGGTATTTAGCCGTATTGTAAATAAACTTACTAGCGATCACGCTATGGATTTTCTCCTTGACCCAGAAATCGATGACAAAGCCACATCTGGTGGGTCTCGTGGTAAGGGAAGGATCATAAGCCTTAAGCATTCAGGGTCTTTGTGCCGTATGCAAACCTGTAACCCTAAGGCAAAGATTGAATCTAAAACCTACCATTTTGTGCTAGTAGACGAGGCTCAGGAAGCCGACGAGTTTATGATCACTAAATCAATCAAACCCATGTTGGCGTTCAACAACGGGAGTATTGCCCTTACTGGAACCGCAACTCGTAACAAATCCTATTTTTACAAAATGATCCAGTTCAACAAACGCCGTGATGTCAACTCTCGCCGTAATCACCGTCAGTGCCATTTTGAGTACGACTGGAAGACAGCCGCAAAGTACAATGACAACTACGCAAAATTCATATCTAAGGAAAAAATAAGAATCGGAGAAGATTCTGACGAGTTCCAAATGTCCTATTGCAATAAATGGATTCTTGAAAAGGGAATGTTTGTTTCAGATGAACGTCTATCACGCATGTACGACCAGTCAATGGGCCTCGTAAAGCAGTGGTGGAGAACACCAGTTGTCGTTGGAATTGACGTAGCAAGATCTAATGACTCGACAGTAGTAACGGTTTGTTGGGTTGATTGGGATCATCCTGATGGCTTTGGGTTCTATGAACATAGAGTCCTAAACTGGTTGGAGATTAACAATGAAGAATGGGAATCCCAGTATTTTGAGATTATTGACTTTCTTCGCAATTATAATGTGTACAGAATTGGTGTTGATGCCCAGGGTGTTGGCGGTGCTGTAGCAGAGCGGTTGCAAATTTTGCTTCCAAAAATTGAGGTCCTTGCTGTTACCTCAGACGCCAAAAACCAAAATGAACGTTGGGTTCATCTAACTGAACTTATACAGCGTGACCAACTCATCATCCCTGGTCACTCAAAAGCACGTCGTACACGATCATGGAAACGCTTTAATCAGCAAATGTCAGACCTAGAGAAGGTGTACAGAGGACCCTATTTATTGGCCTCAGCACCAGAAGAAAAGGGCGCTTTTGACGACTACCCAGATTCCTTGGCTATCGCATGCGCTATGTCTGTCGCTGACACCATGCCAATGGTGACCGTATCTGAGAGTCCGTTTTTCAGATAAGAGCATCAAAACGTGGTAATCTACATATATACACGTCCATTCCAACAGGAGGATAACCTATGGCTGTAGCCCCCGCCCCAATGTTCCCAGAAAAGGGTGACCCACAATTTGAGCGCTCACTTGCTCCCAGCATTCCCATGAACCGTGGTCCACTCCGCTTTGAGGAAGGCGTAGCAACTGACACCGACGTTCCCATGGACTTCAGCATTGGCGCCTACCAGGACACTGCTCCTTCGCCAATGCGGGTGAACCATAACAACCCCGAGATGTTCTACAAGTACCCTGAGGAGACCATGCGTGAGCGTGCTCACGTTGGCTCAGCTACCTGGATTGAAGCCCCTGACCACCTCCAAGAGTTCGTCATGGGTTCAATGTCAGGCGACGGCATGCCTCAGTTTGAGTACTCCTATAACACAGGTGGGCACATGAATCTTCCCAACAAGACGGTTGTTTCTGGCTGAGATCTGATACAGTAAGTGCTCCACCAAAAAGGAGCACTTATGAATATCCTGCAGATTGCAGCAGCACTCAAATACCTTCAGCGTGTAACAGCTCGTGGAGTTGAAGAAGAGCAGGAACTCTACGCACTAATACAAGCACTTTCAAATGCGTTGCATAACGCAAAACCTGTGTATACTACGAGTGGCACAACTGCCGCATAAACACACTCTCAATCAGAGTGGTATCACAAGGAGTATTAGATGTCAGATTCCAACGGTCTTATCAAAGACTTAATGGAGCGTCACACGGGCTCTATGAAACAAAAGTGCTCGTACACGCGCATCAAAGAAAACCTTCCAGCTGATGAAGCTGGGGCTGTAGAAAACGCAGAAAAGGCAATAAAGACTGACTCTGGTAACGGTAGAGCAAAGATCTACTCTTGCACTTGGTTGTCTGAAATCCTAACCAAGAACGGTTACCCAGTTAGCTCAAGCACCATTTCTCGTCATATGAACGGGCGGTGTGGCTGTGAGTGATCTTGTTAAAGCGTTGACCGTTGCACCTGAATGGCCTGTAGTACAGCCAGGACCATCTGTACGAATGCCGAAACTGACGGCAAAAGCATCATCTAACAAAGATGGGTATGAAACCTGTGTGGTTCTACCAGACATGCAGATTGGTTACTTTAGAGCTCGTTCTGGTGAGCTAGAGCCAACACACGACGAAGAAGCAATCGATATTGCATTTTCGATAGTTAAGAATCTAAACCCAGATCTAGTGGTTTTGGTTGGAGATAACTTGGACTTTCCTGAATTTGGAAAGTACAGATTAAGCAGTGCGTATGCATTGACGACGCAAGCGTCCATAGACCGGGCTACAGTACTTTGTGCTCAATTACGCACGGTTGCCCCAAACGCTAGAATAGTTTGGTTAGCTGGTAACCACGAAGAAAGATTGGTGAACTTTGTCCTCGACAATGCGAAAGCAGCATTCGGCATCAAGCGTGGTAACACCCCTGACTCTTGGCCTGTTCTGTCTATCCCTTATCTCTGCCGTTTCGATGATTATGGGGTGGATTATGTACCGGGCTATCCAGCGGGACAATTTTGGATCAACCAAAGACTCCGGGTCATCCACGGCACAAAAGTACGCAGTAACGGGTCTACAGCGCATGCCTACCTCAACACAGAGAAATCCTCTGTACTATACGGGCACATCCACCGCCGCGAATGGGCGGAGCGTTCACGCGACGATTTCGATGGACCCAAGACTATCATGGCCGCATCCCCTGGTACGTTGGCAAGATGCGACGGGACCGTACCCTCCACTAAAGGGTCCATCGACTTGGATGGACGGCCAATGACCATTGTTGAAGATTGGCAACAGGGTATTGGTGTTGTGACTTACCAACCCGGTGAGGGAAACTTTTTCTACGAGCAAATACCGTTTCATAACGGAACAGCATTCTTTAGAGGGAAGTTTTACAATGCACAAAGCCAAAAAGTCTAAGAAACCTACTATTCCAAAGCTTGCTTTAATTACATGGCTTGACGCCTTTGATGGCCCTACTGGGTGGGTGGACCCCACAGAATACAAGCCCCACCCAGTTCGGCCAATCTCAATTGGTTGGGTAGTAGAAGACTTTTTGAAAGACCACATTACGTTAGTTGGTACGTGGTTAGCAGACCGTAACGAGTTAGATAGTAAGGTTTATTACAGCAATCCTTCTCATATCCCGTTAGGGATGGTACAATCAATAACATACATTGACGTTCCAAGTTCTATAGAACAACTAATCATTAATGATCTAAACACCAGGGGATTTAATGCCGATTGATTTCTGGTCACCGAGTTACAGAGCTTCTTCTAGTGACTTAACTGTTGCTATATCCCCTCTTGGTCTGGTTGAGCTTGCTGACGAAGAGTTTGAAGTACATGGACCTCGCTTAAACCGCTATAGTGCATGTTGGGCATGGTACCTTGGTCACCACTGGTCATATCGTCGTGAGCAGGGCGAACAAAACATCACCCTAAACTACACTAGAACTTTTGCCGATTACATTACAAACTTTTGTTTTGGTAAGGGCGTTCAATGGAAAGTTCCAGAGCAAAACGCTGCAATTATTCCCCACCTACTCCACAAAGTTTGGGAAGTAGACAACTCTAAGCACAACGTTCTATGGGAAATGGGGCAGCTTGCTGGAGTAACAGGTGACTGCTTTGTCAAGGTTGCTTACGAAGAACCCTTTATTGATCCTCTAGGGATTATGAACGAAGGGCGAATCAGAGTAATCCCATT